TCCATTACAATGTCCTTTGCAACTGGCGAAAACCATTATGGGAAATTGTGCTTTTGTGGCTCGATGCAAAAGAAGCATTAAGACAAGGCAACACTGATCCATTGCGTCAATTCATCCAAAAGCGATTGGCAGAGCCATGGCAGGAAGATATAACTGATAACAGAAAGGAGCTGGTCGGCGGTGGTTATCTGATGAGTGAGTATGTGGATGGAAAGCTGATTGATGATGAAGGCGTGGTGAACGGGATTCGGTTTAGGTTCATGTCAATTGACGTTCAATCAGACCACTTCTGGGTGGTGATCCGTGCATGGAAACCAAACGGGGAAAGCATGAAGCTCTTTTTCGGAAGGATTGAAACCATTGATCAAGCTGATGAGCTGGCTAAGAGATACGGCATTGCACCGACGATGATCGTGATGGACTCAGGATTTGCTAGTGACATGGTTTATTCAATATGTTCAAAGCGAAACTGGACTGCACTTAAAGGAGCATCGAGGGATAGTTTCCCATGGGCGACTAAGGAGGGAAAAACAAAACTAAAACCATATCAGAAATTCGCCAAGGCAAGTGCATCGAACGGAACAACGTGCAGATTTGCTCATTGGTCTAGTGATCGCATTAAGGACATTCTTTATTCTCATCGCACTGGTAAATCAGGATCGTGGCTGCTGCCTGATGATGCTTCACCAGAATATCTAAAGCAGATTGACGCAGAGACAAAACGAGAAGTAACGAACAGCAAAACCAAGCAAGTGGAGTATCGATGGGTGAAGACCAGACAGAATAACCATGCTTGGGACTGTGAAGCCATGCAGATCGTGCTGGCTATGAATATGCAACTCATCCAAGGATTCGATCTTTGACAAGACCGCTTAAATCATGGGAGTAGATAGCGTATCAAGGATCTGGGGATCGCAAGGAGTGAAGAATGTTCAGTTCGCAAACTTACTACGCAAGAGATATAGTGATCTCCTGATCGCAAGCATTTCAGATGGTGGACTTGATAAAGTGACTCAAGCAACCAAGAACGGAGTCAGCATGGGAAAGCAAGTTGGCTTATCTGTTCCAGACACAATGGAAGCCATGAGCAAGGCTATCAGCTACATTGATCTTGGAGTAGTCCCATACACCAAACGCACACTCGGCAGGTTTTGACATGGTGGCTTAGTAAATGGCTATCCTAGATCAATACGGCAACTCGATCCAATACAAAGCTGCTCGTGCAGCGTCTCAAAGTAGGAATAGACCTTACGAACCTATCGAGAAGAAAGACATCTCCGATCTAATACCAGAGGTAGATCGTGTCAATTTGCAAAGCCAAGCTCGTCGGATCTATATCAATCTTGGTGCAATCAAAAGTGCAATCAATCAGCGGAGTATGTATTCCGTCGGTCGTGCATTTATGCCTGAGTTCAAGGGCAAGGATTTAGAGTTTGGAGCAAAATCAACTGAATGGCTAAATGATACCTTCTATCAAATAGGGGATTCACGTGGCGGGATGCACGATTTCAAAACTAATCTATTCACTTGGTCAACTGCGATTGATGTGGATGGTGAGATCTTCATTTTGCTTACTGAAACAAAAAACGGATTTCCTATTTACCAAGGTATTCCATCTCATCGAATCGCCACACCTAAAGGCATGAAGGATGGGGTTATGCGAGGCGGCGAATTAAAAGACGGTATCATATATCTTCCAAGCGGGACTCCAAGCGAATATGCTTTCTGTGATAAACACGGGATGTTTTCGGAATGGATACCTGCATCAAACATGATACATCTCTATGATCCAGAGTGGCAGTATCAAGGTCGAGGACTGACTGCTTTAACCCATTGCATCAACGATTGCCGTGACATCCTCCAATCAACAGAGTGGGAGCGTCTAGCAATGATGCAGATGAGCAGTATTAGCCTTATCGAATATAACGAAAATGGCGGAGCAGATTCTGATGATCCACGCAATATGCTTCTCGGTGGATGTGATGATCCGAATAAAGGATTGGTAGTTGAAAGCATGGATGGCGGAAGTGTTCGTTACTTCAAATCCAACAGCGGTGGCAAAATTGAAACGCTTGTCAACAATAGACCAGGAAATCCGTTTCTTGATTTTCATGATAGACTTTTAAAATCAGCTTATGCTGGATTGAACTGGTCTTATGCCTTTTACAACGGGCATGGTGCAGGAGGCGGGACAGCACAACGCACCGAGATCGCAATGGCACAAAGAGCAATCGAAGATCGTCAAGACCTTCTATTCTACGCAGCCAGAAGAATCGTATCATACGCAGTTGCAAAAGCTCAAAAGCGTGGTGACCTGCCATCTTCTAAAGATTGGTATAAATGGGATTTCTCAACTCCACCTAAGCTGACGATTGATGATGGTCGGGTGATGAAGGAATTAGAATCAGCATACAAAATGGGATTCAAATCTGCATCTGAAATTACAGCGTCCATGGGTAAAAAATATTCGGACGTTGTGCGGGACAAAGTTGAAGAAGCGGCAATGCGTCAAATAGTTATCAGAGAAGCAGAAGAAAAATACGGAGTTAAAATAGATGCAAGAGAAGTAATCATGTATACTCCGAATGATCAGCCAGATGTCAAAGACGAGAAACAAATCAAAGAAGACAACAATTTAGACAACCCAGAAGAAAATGGAAATGATTCAAATCAATAACAAAGTAGGCAAAATCAAACTGAATGATGCTGTAACTCCTTGGAGTGCGGATGAACTTATCAGCGAGATCGAAAGGCAATACGGAGCAAAAGCAGTAGCGGAGAACATGGTTCTCGGAGGCTTTCAATGCTCTGTTGATAACGCACTAGAAACAATCGAGATCGAGATCAATTCTCCAGGCGGTAGTGTTCTTGATGGATATCGCATTTACAATTCTCTGGTTCAAATGCGTAGCCGTGGCGTTCAAGTTATCGCTACTGTAAACACCTTGGCAGCATCCATGGGCAGCGTAATTCTGATGGCAGCAAACGTAATCAAGATCGTCGAAGGCGGACGCATCATGATCCATGACGCATCGCAAACTGTATCAGGAACTAGCGAGGATCACACCCGTGCAGCTAAAAATCTTGAAGAGATATCTGACGAAATCGCCACAATCTATGCAAACAGAACTGGTTCTCCAGTTGATGAAATGCGTGATCTAATGAAAAAGGAAACTTGGATGGGTGCTAAAGAATCAGTAGATCGCAAGTTCGCTGATGAGATTCTTAAATTTGACACCAAGCCAAAGAATATGAATATCCTTTCACGATTATTCCCTGACAACGATCAAGTTCAACAGATCGAAGCCCAAATTCAAGAAGCCGATTCTATCCGTGCAGAACTTAAAACTGCACAAGATCAAATCAATGAGCTTCAAACATCCATCCAAGATCACGCGATTGTTTCAAGCAATCTGATCGAGGCACAAACCAAGCTCAATGAATTTGAAGCATTGGTAGTTGAAAAGGATCTGGAGATCGCAAATCTGAAAGAAGAAGTTCAAGCAGTGGATGAGAAGGCAGCAATTAAAGCAGCTGAACTACTCGCACAAAATGGACACCCACAAGCAGTCAATCTCAACGACTCGGAAGAAAGCACGAAAACCAAATACGACGAATATCGTGCACTTCAAAAAACTGACCCTCGCGCAGCTGCTCAATTCTGGGAACAGAACGAGCAAGAAATCAAAACCTCTCACTAAAATTCAATCTAACTAAATAACTAAAATGGCAAACTCCATCACAGGAATTCAAGACGACATCATCGCCCGTTCGGTGATTCAAGGCTTCACAGCCGCAATCGCACCAGTTGCTTCACTCAATACCGTTTTCTCCGATGAGGCTTCTCGTCGTGGAGACCGCGTATCTGTTCCACGCCTCGCATCTGCACTTGATGCAGCAGCAGACAAAACCGTAGGCGCAGCTTACGCCATCCAAGACATCGACTCGGACGCTATCGAGATCATCCTTAACAAACATAAATATGTTTCCATGGGTGCTGACGATATCGAAATTGCCAATAGCTCGGCACTTGTTCTTGAGCGTTACGGCGTTCGTAAAGGCAACTTGCTCGCCAAAACTGTCGTTCAAGACATCTTCAGCGAAATCACTTTGGCTAACTTCGGTGCAGCAGCTTTCACTGGTGCAGCTTCTACCTTCGATGAAGATGACGTAGCTGACATCGCTGGTTCTTGCGACGATGCAGATATGCCAGTTGATGACCGCTTCCTCGTTCTGAGCAATGCTTACATCACTGCACTCCGCAAATCTGGAGCAATCAAAGATACTTCTGGCTACGGCTTCAATGCCATCATGTCAGGCAATATCCCAATGCTTCACGGATTCAAAATCATCCAATCCAACATCATCCCAGCAAACGGCGAAAACCTTGTTGGATTTGCAACTGATGGATCTGGTATCGCTTCTGCATTCCGCTACCTCGCACCACAAGACGGCAACAAGTATTCCCGTGCTGAAGCCATGGTCGGCGAAGGCGGCATCACTCTCGGTCTTCGTGAGTGGTATTCGGAAGACTACGGCAACAAACGCGCACTCATGGAATGCGTCTATGGTTTTGAAACTGGTCTCGCAGCTGGTATCAAACGCCTCGTTTCTGCCTAATTTTAACTAAGCAACATTATGGCAAATATCGGATTACTATTGGGAGTCAAGAGCGGCAAGCGTGAGATCATTGCCGAAGGTGACCCAAGAAACCTAAGAATCAGATTTAAAACTGAGGACTTCAAAGGATTTGAAGCAGTCGAAGTTTTTGAATCCAGCTTAGGTCGGACTCGCAAAAAAGCAGTCAAGCAAGCAGCCGTATTAGCTCAGAAGGTAGCTAAAAAATCTAAATCATTTGAATAAAAATCTCTCGTTGTTCATTGCATAGTCGAAGCTGTCCTCAGAAATGGGGGCAGCTTTTTGCTTTGATTGACAAGCTGCCTATGTAGATGAGCGGAATTGACAGTTTTCTTTTAGCTTCACTCGATGAAGTCGATTCAATACTTGGAACAGTAATCATGACTGTGAGTGGGCAGACCTTCTCCGTGGTTATTGATGACGTTACCAAGTCAACATCTGGTGACGATATCGGATTGACTGGCGAATATAATGTAATCGCTTGCGCGCAACCAAGTGACGTAACAAATCCCAAGTCGTTAATCAACAAGCGATGCACTGTTGATGGTTCTGAATACAGGATTAACCAACTCAGAGTCGGGTCAGTCGCTGTTTATTTCATCCTTACAGACATCAATAAATGAACATTCAACGCAGACTTAAAACGATAATCATTGATCATCTTGAGCAGTATAAGCCAGCTGCTGAAATTGAGGTTATTGATGCGAAGAGATTGGATCTCGCCACCTTGCCGACAATAGCAGTTGAGGTTGAAAGTGAATCTGCCCACTCACAGGCACTCTGGAATGTGATCAACTGCCGTGTATCAATACTTTATCGAGTTCATGCTGGGGACATTGAACAATCCGAATTGGATGACAATTTAGAAGCTATTGAGAAATCAATCGAAGATCCGAACAAAATGGTTGATCTTGGTGATGAATCCACGCTGGTTATATTTAACTGGCTGTATCAAGGATCTACCCAAGATTGGAGCGATTCGATGATCGACACAGTGTTTGCAGCAGACTGTATTGTTACGATTAAGCCGATAAATCAAAACTGAAATTTGACATCCAGTTTAAGGAATGGCAGCAACAGTTTATACCGCAGCATCGGCAGCAGATTTAGTTTTCGCACTTACCAACGAAACTGGAATCATCCTCACTAGCTTTTCTCGTAACGTATCTCCAGTCAAAACTGAAGTTCGTGACGCACAGAACGAAGTTGTGGCAGTCGCTTATAGCGGCATCACAGCAGCAATCACCCTTGATGGATTCATCAATGGCACTACCACATTTGAAGTAGCAAACCTTTTGACCCTCGCGAACGACACCAGTTCATACGGCTTAACAGGTGGCACAGTTATCGTTGATTCCGTCAATGAATCCCATGCCCAAGGCGAGTTCAAAAAAGTCTCAGTTGCCTGCACTCAATATGCAGAAACAATGACTGTCTAATAATCACAAAACCCTGCCGTCGGGTTTGAATAGGCGGCAAATATATTATGAGTCTAGAAATGTTCCACACCACTAATCTCAAAGCAGCGACCGCATTGGTAACGCTTGGCTTTGATCTACTTAATCCGCCAGTAACTCGCATGATCCGAGATGATGGTGAAGAATCAACCGTATTCTGGTTTGAGCCACGCAATAAAGATGATCGCAAAGCTATTGAAGTCTATCGCGATATGACAAAAGGCAGCGATGCACTACGCGCCTCAGATCCAGAGAATCCGATCAATTATATTCGGGAAGCACTGAGCAACCGAGATGAGCTAATCAGTCTCATTCGCAACACTCCAAGGAACGTTGTCATCAAACGCAATGGTCGATCCATCGCCATCCGTGAAGACGCGACCAAGGAACAGAAAGACCAATTCAAACCATATCTATAAATTATGAGCAAAAAACAAAATACAGAACTGTTGACTGATAGCGAGGCACTGCTTTCAAGAGGTGCAATAAAAACAGATGAGAAGATCGCGAAACTAAACTTGCGTCCAATCACGATCCGCACTTTATCCCAGATGAAGCGCAACGGAATGTTGGATGATGAAAATCAAGATGTATTCCAAAAAACAGCTTCATTTGGTTTTATACATAGTGCTTCAAAGGAAGAAATCAATTTGGTAGTGTCAAATAAAAACGCTTTCCAAGCTGCTGTTGATGATTGGATGGATGATAACTTCTCACACCACACCGAGATGGAGCCGCTCGCCGAAGCTATGAATAAAGCTTTTGAAGAG